GATCCATCAGAACGGCACCTCCTCTTCTTCAGGAGCAGGCGGGTTGTAAATCGCATCGAGCTCGTCCGTGGCGATCGTGATATACGCCTTGTCGAGGTATGCTGTGCAGAACTCAATGCCCGCTCGAGTCCGACCGTGGTAAGGACGAATGCTCAAGTCGGCTTGCTCAATGTCTGCGAAGTCCAGCTGACCGATTGTGTCCTCGGTCAAAGGGGTTCGTGCGCCTCCGGCGATCAGCGTGACCTTAGGCGGACGATACCCGTAACGAACCTTGACCTGGACGAAAGGCGTGGGCTCCTCTTCCTCGTCGCGAGGTTTGAGAGTCTTGACGTTGAAACCCTCCTCCCGGAACGTTCGCTCCTTGTCGGGAGGGAGAATAACGCAGAACGTCCTGTCCGTGTTACCGAACTTGTTCGGAGCCCCCGAGAAGTTTCGGAACAGAAGGCGTGCGTTGCGAATAATGTAGTTGGCCATGGTGCGTTCTCCTATCAGTAGTTCCTGAGCCAATCGGTGATGCGCGAGATCTCCTTGCGCATCACTGTGAGCATGGTGTCCTCGTAGTCGCTGTAGACCTCTGGGATTTCCTCGTCAAGGGCGGTAAGAAGGCGAAGATGCGTCTCCTTCGTCTTGGGCAGAAAACCGAGGACGTGATCCTGCAGAATCGCCGCCTCCTCGGCATCCAGACGTCGTGTGAAATTCTCCATGTGTTCATCTCTGCAAAACGATAATCCATACCCGTTGTTCACGGATACGGATTCGGAGTCACTTCTCCTGATCGGTCTCGTTGTCCTTCGCGTCGTACGCGGCCTGGCAGATGCCTGTGACGGCACCCGCGACAACCGCGGCAACGGCGATCTTGACGAGCTTCTTGTTCATGGTCTTTCCTTTCGATAGTGGGGTCTCCATTATAAGCTTTGTTGGGCTTGCGATGAAGACCCCACCGTCGAATGTCAGGCGGCTCGAAAGATCTCTTCGTCGCCGTACTTTCGGATCTGATCCAGGGCATCCTCGGCCAACTTGTCATAATATCGCTGGTCGATTCGCGCCCCGGTCAGAAGAGCGTCCCCTGACTCCATCCAGAGGTATCCTTTGGTGCCCGCGACCGCTCCGTAGGAGATGACGTCCTGGCCGTCAGAGTCTTTTCTACGCGTTTCGCGTAGAAGTCTTCCGCCTCCTTCGACGACCGGAACGAACGTTCCCACACGACCAATGAATTTGAGATCTTCCGGGACAATGTCGTCACTATCGGGTGCGAGATACATCCGGCTTGTGACTGACTTGGCCTGGATATAGTCATCGAACTCAATGGGCTCTCTGGTGAACAGCTTCTTGTAGACATAGGGCTCCTGGAATTGCTTGCCGGTTGCGTGCCACCCCGATTCGTCGTGCGCGATGTACACCGCATCGTTCACAAGGCACATACGATCGTACGTCGCCTCATGCTCGAAGTCGTATCCGTACTTCTTGCCGAAGTCCATGACGAACTGGATGTCATCGGAAGTTGCGTTAGGAATCTTGATCGAATCGGTTTTGATATGCGCGACCGTCAATCCTCGCTCCTGCACAGCCTCCTTCAGATCGACCATGAACAGGGCCCCGCGTTTCGCGACGATGTTGTCGACGTTACGGGGGTCACGAAAGGGATTGTCGAACTTGGCAGCCGTGAGTCCGTAGACGCTGTTGATGGCGATCTTGAGGGCATATGCGAGGGCTGATAGCTCTTCTTTCGATCCCAGGTACGGACCAAGAGCACCCCCAAGAAGACTAGCAGCGGATGCCGTATCGCCATGTTTGACGGCGATCCTAGCCATCTTGATCTCCGAAAAGCGCGACGTGTACTCGCCGAACAGATTGAGTTGCTCAATGGACGTAGGATGCAGTGATGCAACATCCAGAAGAGCAACATCACGATGAATACCAGGCTCAGCATAGACGTAACCTCCTTCGCCGACCTCCACGCCCTTGTACGTGGACTTTCCGTATTCGTACTTGTATCCCGGAAACATCTCGCTCAAGTCCGTGTAGACCAGCTGCGGATGCTTCTCCTTGCCGAAAATGATTCGGGTTGTGAGGGCGTTAGTCGAGTGATTCGGCGTAAGCCCGGCCACCTTGGCGAGAACCTGACGTGCGACCCAATCCTCGTGGAGATGCTCGAACACCTTCTCCGTGGATATGACGTCGTTATCGCAGTACTCGCTCACGCGTGCCCAGTGCCCCTCAGGCACCGGCTCATCCCAGTCGAAGCCGAGCTCATCGTGCTTGAGACCGAGCTCGATCTCCCACTTCTTCAAGGATTGCTTCTTCGCCGCGAAGTCATATACATCCGTGTAGGAGAGATTATACGCCTCGACGAAGCCGGCCTTGACGTGGGACTCGATGATCCTCTTCGAGAGCTTGTACAGCTCGTAGTTCGAATATCCGATGATTCGCGCGTAGAGGATGTGGTTGTCGTACCTTCTGTTATTGAAGCCGACAAGGCGATTCCTGCATAGTGCTTCGAGTTCCTCCGGGTCCGGATTGATCATTCGGACCACCTTATCGTTCCCCTGGACCTTCCAGTTCAGGAGGAAGAGGTTGGGGAATACCTCGCAGTCGAAGAAAATGAGGTCTCCGTCCGACACGGGCGGGTTCGCTGATTCCTCGTCATTCTCGGACTGGAAGTGCATCTTCGCCACCTGCTCGAGGCAGTACGCCCCGTGATGGGTGCTGGATGCTGCGAATGCCATGACCTGATTGCGCATGTCCGAGATGTCATACGACAAGTCCGAAGAATATGCGTCGTCCAGGATCTTGCGAATGAAATCGACGCTCGGCTTGGTGCCGGGATGTATCTCTTTACGAAGGTTGCGCAGAACGAGCTGACGCAGGGCCTTCTCGCTCTTCATGCGGGTGTCCGAGATCACAGGTTCATCCTTGAGGGGGAGGTCCCCTTCGGAAAGTCGCGCAAGAGTCGGTCGTCCGCCGCATTTGGTGAGACGTCTGCGGAGTGCCGACTTTCCTCGATAGACTTTGCACTCGATTCCGTCTTCAATGAAATTGCGGAGTCTGTCGGTGTCTCCATCGTAAACGTAATGGAGGTGGATACCTCCTCCGCTTCGTGAGAGCTCAGCGTATGTAGGAGGCCACTGAGCTGCGGCTGCAATATTGAGCTCAAGAGATTTGGATCCCCCTTCAGAGAGATCGAAATCGATGACGATCTCGTTGACCGGTGGACGGACAAAGTGCTCGCTCCTTGTGTCGAGTTCCTTCAGAGTTTTGGTGACATCATCCCAGGGCTTTCCAGGATGGCCATCCGGTGTGGCGTACTGCGCCGGCATGTCCGCATACCTCTCGTCGAGATATGAGTCCGTACTATCCAGTGTCAACCAAGTTTCAGGTTTCTCCTGAACGATTCCGTCCTTGTCTCGAAGGGCCTCATGGTCGAATCCGTAGTACACCGATCGTCGATTCATTCCGTCTCGTTGATCTCGATCTTTGAAGTCCTCGTAGAAGTCCTTCAATGATTCGCGAAATACATACATCGGCATCTTGTACTCGATGTTCGCCATGTCGCAGTACTGCGTATAAAGCGAATACGCCCGCTTAAGCGTTATTCCGTCCGCTTGGTCGAGTTCGTCCTCCATTTCCAACGCGAAGTTGAAAAGGGGCTCTGTTCTGCTGCGCATGGCAATGGGCTCGTAAGCGTCGTACGCCCACGGACCCAAAGCTCGATACACCTCGAGGCAGTGCTCGGCTATATGCGGAATAGTCTCGGATATACCCTGCATGCAAAGCTCGTACCGACTTCTGGATAGACGCTTACCCGAAGGGCGTACGTCGATCAGGCGACGAATAACCCCGGACTTCGCATCCGTGATTTTCACAGGTGAGTTCGTGCCGACGAAAAGCATGGTGTCGAACGAGATCTCATACAGACCTTTGCCTTTCTCGTCCATGATCTGCCTCTCGTGAGAGACGATCTGATTAAGGCGAGTGTTGTCCTCGATCTTGCTCAAGTCGCCGTCATCGTCGATCGCCAACAACGGATTCGACTTGAGAGGCTCGAGAGCGAAACGGTTCTGCGCCTGCCCAAGAGCTTTTGCCTGAAATGTTCCCACGTAGCCCTCGAATAGCATGTTGAGAATCCTGAAGAACGTGGACTTACCGACGCCGCCGCGACCGTATAGCACGAAGAATTTCTGAATCTTCTTGCTGTCCCCTGCAAGGATCGAACCAACGGCCCACTCCAGCTTCTGCCTCTCCGGAGTCTCGAAGAGCGTTCCCATGAGTCTGTCATAGGCGCTGCAGTCACCATCGACAGGATCGTAGGATAGACGCCTGGTGGCGTAGTCCTCCTTTCGCTTGGGAGAAGAACGGAATAGAATATTGCGGTTCATAGCGCGGGGGTTGTCCGGCATGTTGCGCAACCAGGACTTGAACAACTTGTACTGCCCGCTGTCCTGGTCCTCGAGCTTCATCACCTTCGGATATCCGTGCTCCGCGGAATACGACTCGAGCGTCTTGTCGACCAGATGCACGAGATCGAATTCCTCAGTGGACCACAATCCTTTTTCGGGCAAATATACCGCGTAGAAAGCGCCTCCGCGAATGATCAGGTCGTCGGGGCGCGTGTTGCGATATGACGGACGGACTTTACGAGCCTTAGTCTTATGGTCCTCGTACTCCGTCACTTTGAAAAAGCTCATGTGCTCTCCTTACAAGGGAGACACCTCGTTCGCGTAGTACTGCATCTGGTACCACAGCTCAGTGTCTCGCATATCCTGAGGCGCCACCCCCTCTCTGAGGAGGAATAGGCCACCTAGGCCGTCTCGGTCGTAGTTGATATTGACGACATCGTCAGCACGATCCAGAATCTCGGCTTCGCAGCTCTCCGGGTCAGACCAGAACTCGGTGTCGTCGATTCCGTCAAGCACCAGATTCGACACCATCTCCCAGAACCAGAACGCCGTGTCGTCGTCGCCCGTGATCTGTCCGAGGCGATTGGCAATGGCGATCATCACCTCGAGCATGGACACATTCATGAACGGACGCACGGATGTGTGATCCAGGTCATTCTCGGCAATCAGATCAGCACGAAGCTCCTGAGCGTCGTGAATGCGATTACCGTCTATGCCACGAGTGTCCCTGAACTCCACCCCGTCCAAGACACCCAGAAGCATCCTGTAGGACAGGTCCGTGAGGTCTTCGCGGTCCTTGGCCACGATGTCGTACAGGACGTCGAAATACCATCCGTCCTGCAGCTCTTTCTCGATATCCTCTAGAGTTCTCATTCGTCGATATTCCTAAGTACATCCTGCTCGTATGAATCCTCGACGATCTCGAGCTTCATCTGCAGGTCCTTGTGCGTGTTGTAGACGTAGAAGGTGGTGAGATACCCCAAAGTGCTCTGGGCGCCCATCTCGCCGATCCATCCGTTGACATCCTCGATCACGACGTTGTTCGAATCGCAGAGGACGTCGTCGACAGTGTAGTACCGGACCTCCATGCGCTTGCTCTCGGGAAAAGCCTCGTACGCCTCCTGGCTCGAGTGCTCCATCTCGACCGGCTCATCGATAATGTCGGGGTTCTTGGCGTAGTCCTCCTCGACGAGCTTGCGAATGCGCTTCGCCTCGTTCATCTGCTGAACCTGGTAGGACATACGACCGTTCTCGTACTCGAGCCGCTTTCTCTTCTCCTCGAGCTCGTCGACGGTCTTGGCGGACTCGGTCGCGTGCTGCGCATAAATCTCAACGTCCTTGTGCGCCGCCTCGAGGGAGCTCTGAAGCTCATCTTTCTCCTGGGCGGCATTGCGCCGCGCCAGAGAATATCCCAGGCCGAATCCCGCGACAGCCCCCAGCGCGGCAGCAGCGACAATAGCAACTTTAGTGTTCATCGGACGGAAACCTCATCGATCTTGTCCCAGATCACGCCATCGACGTTGAAGTCCAGGAAGAAATCAGTAACTTCACGACCCCTGGCGGCGTCGTAGTGGCGGACATTGCAGGACTCGAAGTCCCCGAAGGAGATGTAGCCGTCTCCCTCGCCGCCCTTGTAGACCCATCCGACGACCGCTCCAGCAGACGTCTTGGGCAGACCCAGAGTAGTGTACGCGTCGTTGAGGAGCACGTAGCCGTCGCACATGAGCTTGTTATTCAGGTACTTCTCCTGTGCGTTCAGCATCATGATGTCGAAATCCTCGTTCGGCTCCCACAAAGAGGCGTTCTCGTCGAACACCACGGCGTACTGCGACATACCGTACTGGTCGAGGACACTCTCGTCATCGACACTCTCGTTACCGTCCTCGTCGACCTTGACGGCCTCGGACAGGATCGCCTCTCGACTCTTGCTCAAGGCCTCCTGGACTGCTTCGGCGCCGAACGCCTTCTCAATGGCGCTCTTGTACTTGCGCAGAGACTCGTCAGCAGCAGCAACCGCCATGGTCAGCCCAGCGATGCGCTTGGCGGACAGACGATGCGCCGAAACGACGCTCACGGTACCGATAGCGCCAGCGATCAAAGCAGGACGGTAGTGCTTAGCGACCTTGAGAACGAAGCGTCCGTAAGTCTTGGCGCGCCTTGCGGCGAGCTCCTGCTGGGCCTCCTTTTCAGACGGCTCGGGAGTCTCCTTGAGCTCGCTGATCTCAAGAAGGTCGTCGTACACCTCACCGGTGAGAGTGAAGGACTCCTTGACGGCCAAGGCGGTGCTGGTGGTGAAAGCAGCAACTCCCAGAGCCGTGAGGACGGCCGGGGCGTGCTTGGAAATAACCAGAGAGGCTTTACCGAAGCCCCTGGTCAGGATCGATGAACTCATTTGATGAAGTTCCTTTCGCGATAAGAGTGATATAAGTATACGATTCTAGAATCGGGGAGGGCGTTAACGGTCTTAACCCAGTCCGTTCGATCCGGATTGATTCCGATCAGCGCCTCTCGCATTCGTGATAGACGCATAATACCGTACCCTCGGTGACATATAATGTAGGAACGCCAGCGTTTGAAATGCCAGCGCTCGCTCCGCCCCAGCGATCTTGAGGACCGCCAGGGCGGAGACGGTTGCTGTGAGGACATCGTCCACCACCGAGTTAGTCGGGGAAGTCATCGTAGCAAGCCCAGACAATCCCGACGAGAATGACGAAAACGATAATCAAGACACTCATCGAAGCGTCCATTCCATGAGGGCGACGAACAGAACGAGCGAGATGATGCAGAATGCGCTGAATCCCATCACTTGCCTCCTGCACCGAGTAGAGCCACAGCCGACAGAACACCCAGGAGGACCAGGAACAGAACCCAGCCGTTCATCAGGGCCCCGACGATGATCGCCCCATATGCGCAGGCGATCAAGAACCAGAACACGACGAAGAGCCAATCGACATTTTTCATTTCTTAAAATCCTCCGCCATTGTTGACAGGAGAGACGCGATTACGGCGACTGTGATGATGAGCTTGGCGATGCTTCCCGGGCAGATCCACATCACCCATAGCGCCGAGAGAACGACTACGGCGACAATGATCCACGAGATGATTTTAGGGTTTTCTTTTCTCACAACGACTCCGGACGAGGCAGGTTGATGACGTATCCCTCGGCGACTCGCATGATGCTGGCTCCTCGAAGATCGCGCCAGCCCCAGCGGTCGTCAGTGTATTCCTTGCTGACGCCGACGTAATCGTAGAAGTCGGAGACAGCGGCGAAGTCATACTCCTCGATCGTCCGATCAAGGTTATTCAGGACCTCTTCAGCCTCGGTGCGGGACTGGATGACGATCCTCGAGAAATCATACTGTCCCACGGGCTTGACGAAACCCCGGTTCCTGGACGAGGCGTCGCCCCGATCCCGATAGACTCGAGAATATGACGTGTGATCAGTCCTGGCAGTGCTCAGAGGCGTCCTGTTCTCCCCGAAGAGTAGACGATTGACGCCAGTGGTCACCATGTCGGAGATCGTGTTCTTGACAGCCGGAATAACCACGTCCCAGACGAGGAAGTCGCCGACGCTCTTCACATCTTCGCCGAGAAATGCGTCCCGCGCCTTCTGCTGGATTGTGCGATCCTTGACGATAGCCGGCTTGGACGTAACTCGCTCGACGGGTTTACGGTTGCTGTTCGCGGGAAGGGATCCGCGAATCGGAACGCTGCTGGACATGTATGTGTTCCTTTCGTTTTATGGTCAGTTAGCGGGGAAGAGCTCGGGGTGCTCCGCCTTGGCCTGGTCGATCAGCGTCTTCGGAAAGATACCGTTGAAGAATGCAATCGCCTTCTCCTCCTTCTGGACAAGACCGAGAAGGCACTCGTCATAGAAGATGGAGGACTGGAACTCGTGGAGAATCTCCTCCGACTTCTCGAAGTGAAGGCCGTCTGCAGACTTGCGCCCGTAGCTGGAATCCATCAGAAGCTTGAAGAAATCGTACAGAGTCCACGTATCCTCGTCGGTGACGTCCTCGCGCTTCTTGTTCGCAAGCGTGGCGATCGTGTCCTCGATTCCTCGAGGCAGCTTTCGCTGAAGGGCGAGAACGTCCGTCTTGTTGAGGTGAAACCAAAGCGTCTGGGTGTGCGAGTTTCCGTCGAAGTCCTCGGCCGTCACTGTCTGCTTGATCATAGAATGCTCCTTGGTGAAACGATAACCCATGAGCCCGTGTTAGGGGCCCATGGGGTCGAGTGTTTGTCAGATGGATGTGTCAGTCTTCGGTCTCGTCCGCCGAGTCGATCTCGGGAACGTCAACGCCCTCGGTCAGATCGGCCACGTCGGCGTCCTGCTTCGAAGCGTTCTTCACGACCTTGCGGATCACCACAGCCAGCGCGATGCCAGTGACTGCGGGAGCAGCAATGCGTGCGAACCTCTTCGCCGCGGGAACAGCCTGCGTCCAGTCGATCGTGATGAAGGGAGCGTCTTCGCTCTCGTTCTTGACAACGGTGGTGGAGGTGTTCTCAGACATGAGTATTCCTTTCGGATAGATGGGTTCTCATTATAGGGCATGTTGGACTCGCGAATGGAGAAACCCAGAGCCCGTGTTAAGGGCTCTGAGCTCTCCGGTTCAGGACTGATTCATGGATCGAATCGTCTCGACCGTCTCCTCGACCTGTTCTCTGATCGACTTGCCCGTGCTCGCTCCGACTGCGGCTGAAATCGCGTGAACTCCCACGTGGCGCATCACCGTAACGGCGGTGCCAGCGGGAGGACACAACGACATCAGAATCGCGTCGGCTGCGGCACTAGCAGTGACATCGGCGACAAATCCGGCAACGGATGAGATTCTACTTGTCATGGTGGTTCCTTTCTCTCGTTATAGTCCGTGTTCATCACGCGAACCGGAACCAAGCCTCCGTGGGTTCGAGAAGGAAGTCCGTGACAACGCAGGGCTTACCGTCATCAGTGATCGTGGATCCGAAACGAATGTCGATCGCATTCGGCTCGTTCCAACCCAGCTGCTGACCAAGATCCGTCGGCTCAAGACCGACAGCTGCGTAGAAGTCGTTCAGAGACACCAGATCGCCCTTGAGCAGCTGGTAGTTCAGGTTGTTCTGGATCTGCCGAACCGTCTCGATCGTGGAGTGGAAATAGCGACCGCTGTGCCCGTCGTAGAACAGGACGTCCCCCGATCCCACGACCGTCGTAGTGGCCGGAGTCTTCACTCGCTCAGCAGCTTGAGTAGCAAGCTCACGTTCCCGCTCGTCGCCAATCTCCTGTCGTGCCGTGGCACGGTAGCGGTCGTACGACTCCTTCGTGAACGCGTAGGCTGCGGCTGCTGCGGCTTGACGACGATTCCCGATCGCAAAGGCGCCCACGATGGACGCCGCTGTTGCCGCACCGGCGAGGGCTGCGGGGACGTAGAGCTTGTAGGCGACATTGTACTTGGTCTTCCAATCCTTCTCATTGAACGTGCGCTGCCGACGCTTGATGGCCTGGACCTCTCGATCGGCTTTGACGGCCAGATATACAGTTCCGCCAAGACCCGCCACGGCGGACCCTGTCAGGATGGCGGGGAGGTTCCGGACAATCCACTTGGACGCTGTCGTCACCAGTGTAGAACCCATGTGTGCTCCTATCTCATCACGGGAAACCCAGAACCCTTGTTACGGGGTTCGTGGGGTTGAAGTGCGAATATGTTCAGGCGGTCACGTGATCCTGCGCAAGCCGCTCGTAAGCGAGCCGCTCGAGCGCGTTCGCGTACACGGGATCGGCTGTCTTCTCGAGGTTGTCGAGGTACAGCCAAACCGCGAGCGAGTCGTGCAGAGCGATCTCCTTGAGCTTGGTGCCGTAGGACATGGCGTATTCCTTCCAATAGTCGGGGTCTCATTATAGGGCGTGTTGAGTTTGCGAATCCTGACGGCCCACCCGGGAATTTTTAGAATCCAAGTCCCAGAACCCATGTTCTTGCGAGTTGCTTGAATATGGGTTCTGGGGACGTTGAACGGTCAGATACGGACCTTCGTGATCAATCCGAGTGCCTTGCTGGTAACCGGCAGGATACTCTCAGCTTTCACGACGAGAAGGACCGACACGAGAGACGTCGCGCATGTGACGATCGTGTCCGGGGACGGAAGCTTGACTGCTCGCTGCTTGTCGAGTTCGCTCTCATGCTTCTCGGCACGCCGAGTTTCGTCTCGATGCTTCGCGCAGATGGCTTCCAGTTCACGGATGTTGGCGAGCGCATTCGCGTACGCCTCCGCGTCGGGGTCCATTCCGTCGATGAATGCGTAAGCGTCCTTCAGGGCGTTCTCAGCATTGTATTCGGGTGTGTTCATTTCGGGTTGTCCTCTCAGATGGGGTTCTCATTATAGGACATGTTGAGAACGCGATCAGGCGACCTCGTTCACCGCCAGGGTGACGGTCTTGTTCTCGGTGAGGTCCTTCGCCGGCTTCTCGAGAGCGGCGTAGACTTCCTGCTTGCCGTGGTCGACGTGCAGGACGCCATCGGTGGACGGGGTGTAGTTCTTGGCGGAGATGCCGAGAAGAGTGCCGAGGAAGGTATCGACGGCAGCGATGGTCCCGACAACCGCATCCACGTGACCCCAGCCGAGCGAGGCGGCGAGAGCGACGTAGAGGGCCGACAGTGCGGGAAGCAGGGTGAGGGCGACCCACTTGGCCTTGTCGTAGGTGGAGTTAGACATGCTTGTCCTCCGGTCTGTAGTGTTTGCGAGTCTCCGGAAAATGTATAGGAAGTTCCTGAACTTCCTTCATGACCTTCTCGGCCATGCCGTTACCACCGAAAGATGAATACGGGGAATACAGATACTTCTGCAGATCCTCGTACTCGTCAATGGTGATGTATCCTCGAGACAAATACGCCGTCCCGAGAGCCATTATTTGGTTATGCGCGATGCCGAGAAGGAGCTGTGTTCGAGCGTCCTTCCTGTCCGCCCTGCGATCCAAGAAGGCCCATAGACCACTAGACGCGAGTACGCTTGTCACGATGGTCAATGTCATAGTGAGCTCTGGGCGCACGCGTCAACCCCCGATAGCCAGAACCGGACGGATTCCGAGAGAGTTCGTCATAATCTCGTCACGAGCGAGGTTGCCCTTCCAGGCGCTGAAATAGTTGGCCCACGTCTGGTCACGGAGCCAGAAATCCTCGTTCGGGTTCTGGTGGTTGAACAGCTGGAAATACCGAAGCTGACGGCACTCTGCCCGGTATGCGCCCTCGGAGCCGTTCTGGAACGACTGCTTAATGTGGGCTCCGAACAGCATCTGCTCCGTGGGAATCGTCACCTTGATCCTGAACACCTCGCCGTTCTGGGCGTACAGGCGGTATCCCTCCTCGCGGACTGTGCCGCCGTACTTGGTGTCCGTGTCCCAGCGGTTCTCGAACCAGGAGTTGTGCGCTAGAATATGCGACTCTCCGAAGAGACCGTAGGCCTTCGTGGCATTCGTCTTCGGGTTATCGTTAAGGGCCGCGAAGAGCTCACTGTTGCGGAATCCGCCGCAGTACTCGCCTCGGTGCATCACCGCAGAAGACGTGTTGCGGTCGGGCATAACTGCGATGTGGCGACCGATCGACGGGTCGCACGCACCCCAATAGTCGAAATCGACGATGTACCACTTCGTGTCGCCCGTAGTCCAGTAGTCGCCGATCCACAAGTTCGTGAACTGGCCCGAGGAAATAGCGACTTGCTGCTGACTCGTGAACGACGAACCGAGGTTGTAACCCCTGGCGAGGACACGATGCATCATCGGCACGTTGTCGAACATCGCGAACCGGAACGAGTCCGCGTTAATCTTCTTCGTGCTGGTGGCACCGTTCTGAACAACGAAGTAGTCGGTGTTCGGACCGATGTATGTGGCCTCGGGATAGTCCGAGATCTTCATAGATATACTCCTCTTCTCAAACCATCATGTAGAGGCGCTGGGCGTTGATGGGGTTGCCCGCATGGTCCTGTATCTCCGCGCCATTTTGAGCGTCCAGAAGGACGTCCTTGATGGCCACCCCCTGCGTGAACGACGCGATCTGTTTCTCGACGTCGTCAAGACGCTGAGCGAGTTTCGTCGCGGCGTTGCCGTCGAGAGTCGTCTTCAGGGTGTTGCGCCAGGACTCGTAGTCCGTCTTCTGCTCGGCCATCCAGTTCTGAAAGTCCAGAGATTGCGCCTTCTGCTGGTCAGCGGACCACTGCTCGTACTGGGCGTCCCACTTGGCATAGAGGGTCGAAGCGTCAAGACTCTCGACGACGCCCGTCACCCAAGGTGTGGCGGACGAACCTCGAGCATTCCAGATCTGATTGTACGTGACCTGTTGCATACCCGGACTCGTGCGAATCCTCGCCAGGGGATACCACTTGTCGAGGTCCGTGTTTCGCACGTTCGGGATCTGCGGATTGCTGCTGGACACTCCTTTGTAGACGGCGAACGAAGCGGCCCTGACCGACGGGTCCCTGTTGATGCGCAAACAGACCAAGTCCCAGCGAGGGTGGGTGACGTCCGGCTGCTCGAGCGGAAGGTCGTACGGTGCGTCATTGTTCACCCAAGTCTTATTGAGGAACGCGCGACCTGTGCCTATGCGAACGGCCCACTTTCCACTGATAGCCGTGACACCCAGGGCCTGCCCGTATGACTGGTAGATGCCGTAATGGATGAGGCCGTCGAAGAGCTCACCCATCTGTTCTGCTGAATACTTGCGGTCTCCATCCTTCGAGGAGTAGAAACCACTGGTAAGCGTCATTTGATGTTCAACCCCGGCTTACTCTTCTGTAGATCTGACAAAGACGAGAACGTGGGGTAGAAGGTGTCCCCGTTGACGTCTGATGAGCGAACGTACTCGGTTACCCGGGCAACGTCCTTCTGACCGTACTCGTTCTCGATCTGCACGAAGTCGCCCAGGAAGAAGTCCTCGCGATACTTATAGATCGAGTTGACTGCGGCAACGCCTTCGTACATCTGAATAGGCATGTGCTTCCACAGTTCTGTGTCGCACTTGTCCTTCAGCTGCCGTCTGGCGGCCTCAGGGTCCACGCCAGTGTTCCCGGTTCTCGCGGAGTTCGCACTCGTGGCCAGGTAACCGTTATGCGTCATAACCCCGGGATTCTCGAGATACCCCTCTCTCAGGCCGAGACCATTGGTGCCGACGACCACGGACTCGTTCTGGATGTTGACGTCCGTCTGCCACATGTATTCCTGCTCCATACCGGAGGTGACATGGACTTGCTGAAGTCCGGAGAAGATCTTCGTTCGAGTTCCGACCTTGGACTTGAGATATGTGCCTTTGGACAGGTTCTCGAACGAAGGCGAGAACGTCACGGGAGGGTTCGTGCTCTGCGAATCCGTTCGGTTGATTCCGAGATATGCATACCCGTACCAGTACCACGGATCGTTGTCGGCGAACTCGATAGCCCATCCGCTCATGTTGAGGTCCGTGATATCCTGCATCAAGGTGTACCACGAGCCCTGCATGATGTACTGGTCCCAAGTAGCCTCCCCGTAGACACCCGCATTCTCGACGTGGGACCCGGAGGACGTCCTGATCGCTTCGTTCGACCCGAGCCGCATTGACCCTATATCCATGGCGTTTCCATCGCGTCCATGGAGAATATCGGCGGGCAGATCCCAGGGATGGTACCAGCGAAAGCCCTGCACGTGTCTCGGGTGACTCGAATCGTCGACCTTGAACAGGAGGTTCGTCATGTCCTTGACGACGTCTCGGATGATGCCGTTAGTAGACTCGTGCTTGGCGCAGATGGTGTAGTCGTTCACCGGATATGGGTGAAGTACCCGCCTGTCAAGGATCGACTCGATCGAGCGGCCCGTGATCGTGAGCGTGCTGGACTCGCCGTAGTGCGTCTCCATCTCTACCTGCTCGATGATCATCAGCTTGTTCGTATCCTTCGTGAACAAGTAATAATCCAGCTGGTACTCCTGGAGGTTGGCGTACGTTCCGGGCACGACCAGCTTGAAATCGCCGTAACCATGGAAGCGCTCCGTCCACACGACTGAAATATAGTCATCGACGAGATGTGTAAGGTTGCAGGACTCGTCGAGTACGGCCAGATACATTCACACCCCCTGATACGTGATGTCTGTGCTGAATCGAATATCCACGCCCGTCTTGTCGGACATGGCATAGTGGAATTCGTTTCGTCCCGGATGCATGCGCAACCAGTCGGAATTGAAGTCCAGGAAGTACATTCCCTTGTAGCGAGTCCCGTTAGGCTTCTCCAGATAGATTCCCTTTCGACCGACACGAGTGTCCACTTCGATGGTATCCCCGACGGATGGCTGATACGCCGTGGCGGATGGGGTCCACTTGCCTGTGAGCTTCATCGTCTGCTGCCAGACCGTCTCGGTCAAGGTGATCGGAAGCGGATTAGCCTTGAGTATCTTGATACGCATAAGGAATCCGGCCTCGACGTCGCCTTCATAGTTCACTACAGCCGTCTTGTCGGACAGGGTGCGCGAGAACTCCAGTGTGGGGGAATCGGGGAGAGGGTCCTCCCAAGAGAACTCGAACGAGGGTTCCTCGACGTCGAAGTTGATGAGGTCGGAAGCATCATCGCGGTTGTCATACCAATAACCGTAAGGGCATAGGATCGAGATTTTGTGAGATTCCAGGTTGGACCAGATGTCGGGCTCCGAGGACTCGACATATCCGTCGGTATACACCTGACGATGGTCGGCATACACGGTGATTCGTACGGGCTGCTTGATCTGGCAGAACCGATAGATCTTCTGCCTGGACTGCTCAACGTCCTGCGTGGAGGTCTCCATCGGGACCAGGGTGAGAGAGACAGTGCGCTTCTGCACCCTGGAACCGTTGAAGAGAGCTGAGTCGGTGAGGGCAAGGTCGGTGGTGTTAATATCGGCCTTGCCGGGGCCGAGACCGTCGACGTTCTTGACGGCGATCCCGGTATTCCACGGCTCGAAGAGATCAAGCGCCAACGTCTCGCCACCGGGATTGGTGAGGACGATGGTGCGGATCATAGCTGATACATGGCCTCCCTTACCTGACTCAGTTGGTTGTGCGTCTGTCGATAGATCTCCGCTGTCGACAGCTCTCGAGGAGACGTGTTGTACTGGTTGAACACAACCGACTGCGCGTCTCCGAACGGCCTATCGCTCGCAGTCTGGGGCTGCGGCTGGGCCGTGACGGCAGGCTGTGCGGCCGCCTGCGAAGCCATTTGCGCCGTTACCGGCGCCACGAGGCTGTCCTGATTCAGGAGCTTCTGCATCTGGTCAACGCCCTCGGTGATGTTATCCAGGTTCATCACCGGTTTGATCTCGGGACTCATGGTCGACTCGTCGAGGTAACTCGAGTAGTCAAGACTGTCCATGGCGGCTTTCATCGACCCGGTCAAGGTGTCGCTCAGGTCGGAAATAGCTCCGATCGCCTCACCGGAGTCCCTGAGACCGTTGGCCAGACCCTGAATATTGTACTGGCCGATCTCGTAGAAGACCCTGGAAGGTGAGTGAATCCCGAAGAAATCTTTCGCCTTGGCAATGGCCCGGTTGGCCAAGTCCCTGATCTGGTTAACGACTCCTGAAATCCCGTTTCGAATGGCATTCTTGATACCGTCAACCAGGTGACTACCCAGTTCTCCGGCCTTCGACTTGATGCGACTCTTGATTCGTTCGATGCCCTCCATGATGAAGCCTTTGATGGCATCGACCAGGTTCCCGCACGCGTCATACAAACGATCTGTGTTGTTGCGAATAGAGTCCGCAAGACCGTTGATGAACTTGATCGCGGTATCAAACGCGGCGTTAACCACCCTGGGCGAGTTGTCGCCGATGGCCGTGATGAAGGTTACGATGGCGGTCGTGGCGGCATCAGCGATCGTCGGAATCCAGTCGTTCAGGCCTTGCAGGAAGGACAGAATCAGGTTGGCTCCCGAGGACACCAATGTCGGCATGTTCGCCGTACAGGTATCGATGAACCCGATGATCATATCGAATGCGGCCTGTGTCACTTGCGGCGTTAGCTCAACGAACTTGTCGAGGATAGCCATAGTGATGACTCCGAACGCCTCAACGATGGTCGGGGCCGAGTTGATAGCCGCCTGAGCGATCGCTGTCATCAGCAAAGTGATCGTATCGACGACTGTCTGCTGATTGTCGACCAAGACCTGGCAGAAGTTGATCAGCGCCTGCGCGGCGTTCGTGCCGAGCGAGGGCAGCATGTCGATCAGACCCTGACACAGTTGCAGGAAGAGTTCGACACTCTGACCGCCGAGGGACAACAGCCCCGTGAGCGCCTCGATGAACGCCGCTAGACCGATGGCCGCTAGACCGACACCTGCACCGATAAGTCCGATAGCCACGCCTAGAGCCAGGAGTCCGATAGCCGCACCGGTGGCGGCGTACCCCGCGACGACCACGACGGCCAAAGCCAGACCCAGACCCGTGAGTCCTTCTAGCAACTCGGCCCACGACATGTCGGCCAGTGCTTGGAGCGCTGGGACCAGGATTTGGATGGCCAGGGCCGTCAGGATAATACCAGCAGCCCCGAGGATTCCGCCGTCCGCAAGAGTGGTGGCGATAGCCAACGCTGCGAGCACCAGTCCCATCATGGTAACACCCTTGAGATAGGTCCCCCAGTCCATGGATGCGATGTTGGCTATCTCAGAAGCTGCCAATTTGACTGCGAGGACCGCAATCATCAAAGTGGCGGCACCGGTGATGTTGGAGTCGCTGAAGTTCATTGCGACGATGAGTCCAGCGAGCACCAGTCCCATCATGACGACGCCTTTGAGGTAGTCGGACCACGGCATTGCCGCGAATTCCGAAATAATGCCGCTCAGCTGCTTCAAGACGTAGGCGATGGCCAGGAATGCCAAGGCCGAACCGATGCTGACCTTCTTGTTCGAGATCTCGGCGTAGATTCCGACGATGACGAGCAGCGCCGCCAGAGCCAGTTCGCCCTGAATGAGGCTCCCGGTATCCATCTCCCCGAGATTCTTGACGACCTTGGTCATGACGAGCGTTGCCGCGGCCATGAGGTTCATGGCGAGCCCGAACGAGATGAACTTCGTCTGCTGACGTGGAGACCCCATGGTGTTCGCCAGGACGACGAGCATACCGATAGCCGCTCCGACCCCGACAAGACCTTTCATGATTCCGCCCCAGCCGAGAGAAGCGACGTTCTGCATGGCGTGTCCGAGGATTATGATGCTCGTGCAGACCAGGATCAAGCCTGCTGCCTGAACAATCATCTTGCCAGATGAGACGGCGCTCATGGAGTCGTTCATCTTCTCCATGGCCTTGGTAATGGCTGTGAACGCCACGCCGATGGCGATTCCGGAGGCCATGACGCTTTCCGCGGGAACCTGAGCCAGGATCCACAAGGACGCCGCCAGGACACCGATAGCCGCCGCGTAGATGAGGAGCGTTTCCGCCTTCACCTTACCGGTTGCCGCTTCCATGCTCTCGGCGTATCCGTCGATGACACCCTTAACACTGTCGCCGATTCCGGCCCAGCCCTCGAATGTCTCTTTCATGGCCTTGAGGGTGTCTGTCACCTTCTTGGCCAGGACGACGAATGTGGCCAGAGCACCACCCTTCACAAGGTTGTCGAAGAGCCCCTGCCAATCACCGTTTTTGAACTGGTTGAGAATTCCGCCGAAGATCGGTTCGAGCGCATTCTTGATCTTACCGCCGACGAATACCGCGAACTCTCCGAGTTTGGAGAGGAACCCGATGATGTTCTTCAGCAGGTCGAGGAAGTTCGACCACCCGGAGGAGACTTTACTTCCCAGATCCAGATTCTTGACGAACTGAGACGTCACCGAAATGGCGCCTCTCACCCGCTCAGTGTAATGCGAGACGATCTCTTTAAGATCGTTCCACGCTTTGGTGAACGGGGACCAGTCGATGCTCCCGGACTTCATGCCGGAGAACACATTTCCGATTCCAGAGCCTACTGCGGCGACTGCGGACTTCAGTTTATCGGTCCACGAGAAGTCGACATCCCCAAGACTTTCTTTGAAATCACTCCATTTTGACCTGAGCTCGTCGACGTGCTTGGCCAATGCCTGAGCGCGCGGCGAGACCCAGTTCGCGATTGTGTTTCCCCATACCATGGTGCGGTCGGAGAGATGATCGATCTTGTCGATGAGCTGGTCCGTCAAAGGAATGAGCTTGTCGGCGAACGACTTGCCCCATCCTTCGGAATTCTCGTCCGCTCCACGGAAGAACGCGACGATCTTATCCTTGAGCTGTACGAACCATCCGCCCGCCTTCTCCGCAGCGGCTCCAGCGGCTCCCACAGCTGTTCCAACGGCGTTCACGGCGTCACCAACAGGGCCGCTGTCGTTCTTGAGCTGCCTGAAAGGCTCCAGGATCACGTCTTTGATGACGGTGCCTGCGATCTTCATCGCCTTCCACAGTCGCTCAACGGCATCCGTGAGGCGGTCCCATGTGGAGGCGTATTCCGAAGTGAAACCCTGTTTGAATCCAGCGACGAGCTGCCTAGTCCAGGTGACTGTGCGAGCCATGGCGTCCGCCATCTTGTTCGAGGCATTGGTGATCGCAGTGATCACGCGCTCGGACAGATTGAGAGACTCGTACCAGTTTCGCACCCAGTTCACAGCGTCTCGAATGACCCCGACCAAACCTCCGGTGGACCGGATCGCTATGCCGAGAACGGTCGTGAGGATGTGGAACGCCCCGAAGAGGACCGAGCCAACGATCTTCGCCAGGTCGACGAATATGTCGAGACCCAGCTTGGCTGCGCTGAACAGAGCCTCGAACGCAGAGGTGATGACCTCCATCGTCCGATCGTTCATGACCAGTGTGGCCGTGAAGTCCGCAAAGGCTTTCGTGACGTTGTAAAGTCCCTGAGCCGAAGGTCCGGAGAACACTCTCCCGAAGGCGTTACCGATAGCCTGAATGGGTTTGATCAGTGCCTCGAAGGAGTTCTTAAGGCCGCGCAGAAGTTCGTCTCGACCGCCCAGCTCCTTCCATTCCAGAAGCATCTTGTTCCTGGCGCTGGAAATATCGGAGATCTTGGACGTGATGACGTTTCCGATACTGGTCCAAAGCTGCTCGGCTTCTTCGAAGTCTCCGAGAACGATTCGCCAAGTGGTGGCCCACCCGGAGCCCAGTTCCTCTTTTACCGTTCCGACAAGCTGTGAGAAGGTCTTGATGTGAGTCGCGGCACCTTTGGCGGTCTCCGCGAACTCCATGATCGCCTGGGTCTCCTCCTCGGTATAACCCATCGCGCGGATGGCTTCCTCGGAGTAGTCGCCCGTCATGAGACTCAGTGTCTCGAGCATGACCTCGGATGTGAGCCACCCGTCCTGCAAGGAATCACGGAAGGATCCCTCTTTGGCAATGGCCTCGTCCACCGCTTCGCCGTGAATGCGAGCAGTGCGCTTCAAGGCCTCTTGGAACTGCTCACCGCCCATTCCAGCGTTGACCACCGAGTTCCAGTCCATGAGTCGAACCGTGCCGGTGGCGATAGCCTGCGAGAGCTGATACATGGCCGTTGACGCCTGGGCGCTGGTCGAGCCAGAAGCGGCCGCAAGGTTGCTCAGGCCCTTAATGGCGGACACCGAGTCCTTCAAACCCACACCGGCTGCCGTGAAGGTTCCGATATTCCGAGTCATCTCGGAAAAGTTGTAGATGGTCTGGTCCGCGTACGTGTTCAACTCGTCCAGGGCGGCGTTGACACTGTTGATGTCCTCTCCCTTGCTCGCCGTGTTGGCGAGAATCGTCTGAACCGAGTTGAGCTGCATCTCATACTCTTGGAAACCGTCGAGCGCCGGTTCAATCGAGAGGGACTTGATCAAATCCGTTCCGACGGAGACGGCTTTCGACGCAATCCCTCCGAGTGCTGCGATGCCCGATACCCCGAGAACGCTCATGTTCGAGATCAGGTTCCCGGCGCCGCTGATGGCCTCGCCGAAGGTCAGACGTCTTGCAGAATTCGCGACGTTGTCGAGCCCCTGGGTAGCGCCCTCCATTTTCAAGCCCGTGTTGAGTTTCTCAACGGACTGGAGGGACTCCGCAACTCCTGACTGGAACTGCTTGTTGTCGAACTTCAGGGATACGACTTTATCCTCAATGGTACTCATACGGAATTCACCACCTTGAGCACTCTCTGCTCGATCTCGTCGAATATGGGTTTCATGGCGGGATTAATATAATCCCTGCCCTGGACATAGCCGCCTGTTCCGGTGCCATGTCCGTACTGGAGAATGACGGCGATGTTAACACCGTTGACGACGTGAGTGTTCGACCACACGATACGGCCGACACCGGACCCTTTTTCGATGTTATAGGTCCAGGATTGCGAGGTGAGACCCGTGTCAACGGGGGTGGCATCGCTCAATGCGTCCACGCCCCGCTGACCGCAGTCCTTGAGTACGTCGAGGTACTCCTGTTCTTTGAGCCTGGTGAGCCACGCCTCGGTCTTGACGAACTTGCCGTCGAGCGAGAGCGAGACACTCACTTCTGCTTGGCCTCCAGAGCTATCACCCTGTTAAGGATGTCGAGGTAGCCGTTGACCCATGCGATGGTGAGAGGCATGAGCCATTCACTCGGGGGATTCTGATACGGATTCACCTCGGGCTTCCACTGACCGCCTTCGCCTTTGACGAGTTGGCCGTCGGTGATGTAGAGGTGCGCCACGTCAAGAGACGCCGCCTGGTTCACGACCTTCTGGTAGTTGTCCGTGGTGACGTCGTGGACAACGTGCCACCAGCGAGTGGCCGGCTCCTGCATCATCCGATCGGTCATGACCGGTTTCGCCGCATCATTCTTGAGATAGGTCTCAGCCTTCTCCTCGAAGCACATGCAGATGTCGAAATCCGCGCTGACGAAGTCATCGGCGATGTTCGAGCCGGTGTTGATGACGATTAGGAACTGCTTGCCGTAAAGATCGCGAATTTTCTTAAACAGCTGCCTGTACCAGTCAAGTCTTGGTGCCTGTGCGCCCCAACCGTTGACCACCTCGTCGAGGAAGACCCCCTGGCATTCGTTCGGGTAGTTCTTCTTCGCCCAGGCGATCTGCCGGAGGATGTAGTCCTGAGTGTACTTGTCAACGTCAGGTACTCCTTCTCGGGCAGGGTCGTCCTTCGGAAGCTCAGCAACGCCGTATTGAGTCTTGACATAGAAGACACAGCGCTTAGCTCCCGCGGAAAGCGCTCTAGCCGCCTGCTTCTGGAAGTCGGCGTCGAACGTTTCCCAGTCTCCGCTGTTCCGGTTCATGATGACAACGCCGAGTGATGAACCGTATCCGAGAGTTCTATTCCATTTTGACGTCGCGCCGTTGTAGTAGTCCGGCCAGAAGTAGGTGACCGGGCTGTAGTACCTGTGCCCCTTAACGAACGGCGAAACGTCCTGGGCCAGTAAGTCTATCTGTCGCTCGAGCTCTTTCATGTCGTCGCCGTTGGCGCCCGGCACATCCAGAGACACATCTGTGACCCTGGACGCGTCAAGCGCAACGAGACGATAGGCCTCAGCCATGCCGACGTGACACCAAACGCGAGCGTCGAGCTTCTCGCGGTAATCGACCTGACCGGTTAGATGCCCGGTGCCGTCCACGAACTTGACGAAGGTGTCACCGTCGAGGCAGTCCACCTGAACGACGGACCATGCGGGAAAACGCCCGCTGAACTTGCCCGTAGGCATGGCTGGACCTCCTCAGATCACTTCTGGTCGAGCTTGGCCGACAGCTCGTCGACCTTGTCGTTCAGGGTGGAGAGCTGGCCGCTCACGGTCTTGAACCAGCCGACCAGGGGGCCGTCGAAACGGCGACCCGCGATGCCGGAACCGGTCTGGTCCGAGATCTCGATCAGGCGAGCGTTCATCTCCTTGAGAATGTCGACACCCTCACTCATCCATGACTCCTCTCCGCCGCCCGAAGGACGGCCGTGGTTGTACCACCATTCACAGTGCTGCGAGAACGGAACGCCGTAGGAGTCGTAAGCACCCGAAGCATTTCCGCTGTTGTAGCGAGACCCGACTCGACGAAGGTCCTCGTATGAATCACCTTCGTAAGCGATCAGATCGCGCAGAATTGCGCAACCGACTTCCGCGCTCTTCTCCGGATCCCACCAAGCACGGTTCGGATCCTGAATGAAGTAGCCGTTGTAAGTCACCTGCAAGGGCCCGACACCGTTGGACGTTCCCCAGTTCGAAACGACGGGCCAGAAGTCGTTCTCGAAATTCTCCTTCGTGACATTGCCCCATCCGGAACAGGCGCCACCAGCGTCGTGGCCGTAGACGTTCGCCCCTTCGAAACCGGTCTCCATCCACAAGCAGGCAAGGGCTGCCCACCACGGGCAACCGACATTGTCGGCGGCCTGCAGTACTGCGTCCTGGATACTCGTGGCCGAAGGACTGGGTTCGTTCTGAGGCGAAGAGCTGGAACTCGTACCGTCGTCCACGGAGACGTGGTTGTCCCTGCGGCGAAGGCAGTGTGTCCAGGCGTCTCCATTGGTATACGGGTGATCGTTGTATAGGATTGTACGAACCTCGCCACCAGTCTGATCGCCGGCGTAACCGTCGATGGAACCGTCTTCCGCAATCCAGGCCTCGGCAAGGACCGTCGGGCCGGTCTGGGTCACGATGGCCACGTGCCCACGGCCTCCTGAGGCGGCCTCGCTCAGGACGATGTCGCCAACCTCGAAGCCTCCGTCAGGCTCGTTACCGTTCCATGAGTCTGAAATATCCGCAAAGTTGCGTCTAGCGCACTCCTCACGAAGGGATCCGGTCCAGGTAGACTTCGGAAAGTATCCCGCGGTGAAAGGCTCGCCCCACTCATGGTGGGCAGCCAGGTTGTAGCATCCCGCGACAAGCGCCGAGCAATCCGCGTTGGCCGCGATTCCGTGGAACCAGCCGTCCCAGTCAGACTGGTCGTAGAAGGTCCATCGTTCGGGCTGGCTGTATCCAATGTTCGCATCATCAGCATAGTATCTAGCACAGCTAGCAGCGTACGAAGCTACAGTCAATCTATCCTCCTCTCACGCACACGTTGGCATGCATGCCCTTGGGTTTGAGCAGATCGTACCGTCTGCTCCCTTGTCCCAGCCCATTTTGACGGATTCGGGAACAGAAGGAATGTGCGAGACCAGTGGTTTGCCCGAGGCTTTGAGCGCGGTCCAGATGTCCTGCGGCGCGGTGTACTCCATACTGAGAACATCGCAGGTCTTTCCTGCGGCCCAGTTCGCGTACCAGGCTTTGTCCTTGTCGCCGGCGTAAGCATACCCCCACGTCTTCACGCCTTTGGCGCGAATAGGGTCGAACGCCCATTGCGTGTCGCCGTATGCCTTGAAGATGATCTTGTTCTCCAGCCCCTTGAAGACCGACAGGAATTCTTCACACTTTCCGGTCTTGTATTTCGGATCGACCACGAGAACGTGGCTGTCGATGTAGTGCTCGATCAGCCAGTCGAGTCTGGCGGGCATGTTCTCGGTCCGAGAGGCAGCGGCTTTGATCTCGTCCCACGTGTACTGGTCTACAGGCTTAGTGAGCGCTGGAACGAGACGCGAAAGCGACTGATCGTGGCAACCAAACCACACACCGTCGCTCGACTGTCCGCAACTCATCTCAAGGCCGTGAAACTTGAATATCGGGCACTGGGAATACGCACGTTCAGTGTGCTCCGGCCAGGATGCGGATCCGCCTCGATGGGCTACGAAGAACTTCGGAGTCTTGAGCATCTCCTCGACAGAACGAGATCCGTAAGGGATCGCCTTCATACTAACACACGAGATCGCCTCGGTGCCCGACCAGACGAAGTACTCCACTCGCGTACCGTTGGCCATCGTCGGGTCCTCGCTCGCCTGCTCGACGTGCTCCGTGACCTTGACGAAAGTGCGACTCTTAGCGACTGTTCCGCCCGCAGGCGCGGTGAAAGGAGCCGTGGCGTAGTTAACCGCGATCGAGCTCCAACTCGCGTCCGTCTTCTTCCCCCAAGCACCATTCGTGACAATAGTCGTAGTGGCGGGAAAGGTGATGATACCCTCGGAAGACGAGGCGTGCATCGTCATGATGCCGAAGCACGGAACGTCGCTTATGAGCTGTGCGTTCTCCGTACTGTGAATCGCCTCGAGCTCCATATTGTCGATGGTGGACCCGTCGATCACAACGAGATACGCGCACTGGCGCCCTTTGTAATCGGCGTTCTTGGACCCCCAGTTGATATTGCGGAATTCAGTGCTCCACTGGGCCTTGTGCACGGCTACGGTGGTTGAGCGAATCCAGTTCTCGTTCTTCTTGTCCGTGTCGTAAATTCCGGTCCAGCCCGCAGGAGTGGCATCCCCCTGCGTTCCGAACTGCCCGGCCACGACGAGGAGCCCCCAGTCGCCGGATTTGAACGCCCCCATGTAACTGAGCGGCTTCGTCGGATCCGAGCTGTGGACTGATCCGCGGATTCGCATGGCCATCAGACGGTCCTACGAACGACCACCGTGTTCGACGGCGTCCCGGACGGAACCTCGCCGCCGACCGGCAGGATGAGGACATTGCCGTTGCCGCCACCTCCGGTGTTCTTGGTCGCATTGAACGAAATAGGTTGCTTCTCGCTGAGGGTTCCGGTGTACTTCGCACTCGTATTGTCCGTGTAGTAGACGTAGATTCGGGTGTAAGCGCCCTCGGATCCCACAGCCTGGATGTTGATGTTTCCATCGATCGTGGTGAGAGAGGTAGAGGACCCGTTAACCACATCCACAACGACCGTGGACCCAGGGTTGGACTTCCCGGAGATGGTTCCTGTGATCATCCCTTGCTTCCCATCTTCGCTCTACGGGCCGCGTTAAGCGAACGGTTCTGACGAGCTATCTCGGCCCGGCTCATCTTCTTGGGATCCTTGTTCTTCTCGCCGCAGACACGGATCAGAGTCATGAGGCGGTTCAGATGCCACTTCTCGCACTCGAACGGAATGGAGAAAGTGGCCATCCAGTAGTAAATCAGTTCCGAGGTGATGATCTCTCGTGATCCCGGACCGTGATCTCGGAATGTCGTCGCCGTCATCGGGTCGTTGATGTAGTCAGCAACCTTCTGGGCGTGTTCTGGTGTGAGATGGGAGTACGCCAGAGGGTTGACCCTCCCGATCGTCATGCACTCGATGTAACTGAGTGACTGCTCGGCAGTGCGCTCTTGATTACCGAGGAACGGTACTTTCCAGATCGATTCCCATTTTGACAGTGACAGAAGGCTGTGTTCGAGCTTCAGCTCGGTGACGATTCCCGGAATGAAGAGATTGCGTACGTCGTCGTACTTCTCCTCCCCGTGGATGTGAAGCGTAAGCATGCGTGTTCCTATCTAGGCGCTGCGCCCTCGGGATTCGCTGATCGACCGAAGGCGCAGGCGTGTCTCAGGCCGCGTTCTTGATGACGGTGATGAGCTCGTCCGGTGTGGGGAGCTTCGGTTCGGCGTCGGACTTGCCGAACAGCGTCTCCGTGGCGGCCTTGTACTTCGCGGAGGTGAGCACGGTGCTGTCGAGCGTGATGACGGAAACCGGCTTGTGACCAGTGACCGCGGCAGGAGTCGACTTGACGCTCCAGGAGAAGCTGATAGCCTCAGGGGAGTCGTTGATCGTGCTGTAAGCGCGCTCCGAAGGCTGAGCAGTCAGACCATAGAGAACGTGGATCTTCTCGCCGAACGCGTTGCCCTTGGTGTCGTTGCCCTTGACGGTCCGGTAGGCGATACCGAACTTCGCACGAGCCTGCTGGCCGAGGTATACTCCGGCCTCGGCAGCCTCGGTGCCATCACAGGCCATGAACTCGTCGGGGAACGTGTAGGCCTCGATGGTGCCCTCGAAGGTCTCAGCGGCCTGGAGGGAGAGATACTTGATGTTGTCCGCGTAGACATCAGAGATGTCGGCGCCTGACGGGGTCTCGGTAACCTTGGTGAGACCGTTCCAGGCCACGCCTTTGCCGTACTTTCCGGTGCTCGAGTCCACGACGTACAGAGCGCCGTGGTCAACACCAGTCTCGTAGACGCGAGCGCCATCCTGGTCCCAGGTGAGAGCAGTCATACTGCATCCTCCTAAGCGTAGATGGTGAACACATTGTGGTTGAGGCCCTCAGTCGCGAAGAAGCGGCTGAATCGAGCCGTCGGTATTGCGGCCACCTTGTCGTTCACGGGACTATCCGGATCACGATCGATGACCGTGACCTGATATCCGATCAAGTTCCACCACAGCACATTATCGGCGTAATACGGGGAAGCGTTGTTGCGCTGATAGACGATGCATGGGTAGACGAGCTTAACCGATTCCGGTGGCTGGTAGTACACATGGTCCGAGCCAAGGGCCCCAACCAAAGACTCATGGAGTTGCAGTCGGCCCATTGTACACCCCTCCGAGGTCGAGGACTAGACGGGGGCGTGCGACCTCGACATTGCTGACGGACCAGCAAGCCCCCATCCATTCCACGTACTTGATGGCCGTGAAGTTCTCCAGAGCGAACGCATCCGCGAGAATGCGGATCTGATTGTTCGTGCGGAGATCCGGGATCACCTTGTCGGTCGAGACGTACTGCTTCATCATTCGCGTGACGTCGCCGTAGTACGATCTCTCTGTGATCTTGTCCTGCCAAACCCCGGGCTTGACCTGTACGGACTCGCCGTAACCGATCTTTCCGAAGAACTTAGCCATTTTGACGAATCAGGCCGTCTTCTGCTCGATGACCAGAGCGCTCTTGTACTTGGTCAGCGCGCCGGAGCAGCGAGTCTCCAGCAGGTACTTCTGCTGGTTCAGGTCCAGGTCGAAGTCGTCGAAGAAGTTGACCTCGCCGCCCTTGTCGGCACCCAGCGTGTAGTCCGCCAGGTTGACAATGATGCCGAGCAGCTTGCGCTTGCCGCCCTCGTCACGCTCGGCGCCCTCCATCACCTCGACCTCGACCAGGTCGGAGACGTTCAGGCTGGTGGCGATGTTCTGCGGGGTCTGGAAGACGTACCGGTTGTTCTTGTCGCGGAGCTCGAGCAGATTGCAGACGAACTCGTTGGTGGTGTAGAGGACCGGGGATCCGGAACCCTTGTAGTTCTTCCTGGCACGGCGAACGGCGTCGATGACGGCGTACTGATCCGCAGCGGCGTCAAGGGTGACCTTGTGAGCGAAGAGCTCGTCGTCCTTCCAGATCGGACGAATGTTGGCTTCCTTGACCTTGTCCGGGGAAGACACGTCGCGGCCATCACCGATCAGGATAGCGCGAGCCAGCTCCTCGTCAAGAGCGAGACGCAGGTTCTGCTTCATCCAGGCGACAACATCGAAGGACGTGATGTCCAGGATGTCGTCGCGGTCCATGCGAGTCTTGTTGTAGATCGTGGTCGGAGTGGTGGTGCGGTTGGCCACCTCGTAGACGACGTCCTTCTTGCGGCTGGCCTTCACGTAGCCCTTGGCGCGAAGAGCGTCGGGGGTCAGGTCGGACCACTGGGTCTTAACCCTGGAGAACGGCGTGTGCTTGCAGCTGTTGAGAACCTTGGAGACCCAGCTGTTCTCGCGCATGACGCGCTGGGGCTCCTTGTCCACCAGCGTGGCGTCGGGGAACAGCTTCTCCGGCTCCTTGATGCCGTAGTCCTGAGCGTGAGCCAGGAACGAAGTCTTGAGAGTCATGCCCGGGCGGGCAGCGTCCTCGAAGATCTCCTGAATCTGGGAGTGGGACAGAACCTCGCCGTATACCGGCTCGTCCGAACCCTCAAAGATGTTGGAGTGCACCAGAACATCCTCCTTGCCGAAACCGTGCTCGGCCTCGTCGTTGTCGTCGTTGTCGTCATCCTCGTCCTGGAGGGACTGGATGAAATCGTACAGAGTGTCAACCTGCTCGTCGGTGAGGGAGTCAACGAACTCGTTGACGTCGAACTCCTCGTCGGCCACGTCGGTCTCCTCTTCCTCTTCGGTGTCCTCTTCATCTGAGTGCGAGAGGGTAGTGCCGGTATAGATGATGGCCTCATCCTCGGCGTCCTCGTAGGATCCGTCGGAGTGCTGAATGGCCACGTTGTCGATGAGCGCCCCGGGGTTCGCACCCGAAAGCACGAGCGAGACCTCAACGATGTTTCCATGCGTCACGCTAGGTCCGGAGTGGGACAGGCGGTTGGCATAGATCGACAGCGAGTCCACGTCTCCATTCTTGACCAGCTCGCGACTAGTCTCAGCCGCGTCGGTCTTGTTGAAGGAGCAGTAGGCGTACACGCCGTCCTTGCGATTCTCGAGCTTCGCGTGTCCAATGACGTTCGCAGGGTCGTTGTGACCGTGCTGCCACACAAGCGGGACGGTGGCTCCGTCGTTGTCACGGAAGGCGTCGCGGCGAATGATCCGACCGTCCGAGCAGGTCAGATCGTTCTTTGTGGCGTACCCGCTGAAGTCATACGCCATTTTGACCTCCGTCCGTAGGTTCAGTGTCGTACTCGTCCTGGGCAGGCGTAGCCTGAGACGGCAATGCGTCCAGCGCCGTGCTGGCGGACGGGTTGATGTTCGCATTCTGCAGGGCATCCGCACCATCGTCAGGAGCGGGCGGAAGAGACAGGTACGAACGCCCTTCGTTGGACGAGATGACCTCGTCTCGAAGGAGTGTGTCGAGCGCCGAGATCATCTTGGACGGCGGTACCTGGCGGAACGGATCCTTCAAGTACTTGATTCGCTGTCCCTGTGTTCTGGCGGTCTTGGTGAGGAACGTCTGGGTGAACGCGATCGAAATTGCATCGAGCATCGGTTCAACAGTTCGGTTCCAGTACTGCGCGAGTTCCTCTTCTTTGGCCGTGCCGTTGAAGACGTTCTCGGTGACGCCGAGTCGAGCGTAGAGCTCCTTGGTCAGATACTGGATCTGGGCCAGAAGATTGCTCTCGGCCGGACGGTTGAGCTGCGTTATCTTCTCGGTACCGTCAGCGTAGGCGATTCCATACGTCGACTTGGTGAGCTGATCTGAAATCTGGTTCAGTCTGGCGTCGGCTCGCTTCTGCAGACCCTCGGACTTGATGGTGTAGGGCAGCTGTATGATGATATCTAGCTTTCCCGAGTACGCCCTCTTGTCCGCGACATCCAGAAGGGTGAGTTTCTGCGCCAAGCGCTGAAGAGTGGAGTTCGGCTTGTTCATCACCTCGTAGAACGGGTTCTGAATGATGGCCACAGTCCTCTTCGGCAGAATCAGCTCTTCTCGCTCGCCTTTTCGATCGTTGTAAAGCCGTACCTTGACGTGGTCCGGATACCACTGCGTCACGTAGCCGACACGCATGGACTTGATCTCGAAGGTATTCGATTCCCTCGGGTTAAGGTCCGTGTCGACAGGTACCACGGCCGCTGCACCGTACTCGAAGCATGTATGGACGATGTCCTGAACGAAGGCTCGCCCGCTCTGGTCCTTGTTCGGTGCGAACTCGAGGCAGTCATTGAGAGACGACGCTCGCTCGAACTCGAATCGGCCATTCTCGCCCAGCTGGATATGGCGAATAGGAGTAGCCGCCACGTCGATCGAGACGATGTTGTAAAGCGTGTTGACGATGGACGAGTCCATGCTGTACACGCTGAGAGGGAGATCGGGTCGACTGGCGTAGGAAGTACCAAGATTCCAGTCCGGTGATCTGTCCCGATTCGCGAACGCGTTGTAGGCGTGCTTGAGCCTGGACGCGAATGACACCGCCGGCCTCCTTTCAGTCGAATATCTCTCGGTGGACTTTGTATGCAACCCAAGCGTCGAGCAGTGCCGACACGGAGTCGATCTTCTGCTCTCTGCGATCCTTGTAAAGCTTGCGGTTGCCGTTGGTATCCTCCAGGGCGATACAATTCCCCATGGTGAACTGCATGATCGCCTGATCGAATAGAAGCAGACGGTTGAACGCCATGTTCTTGATCTCTCCGAGAGGTACGGATTCGGTTTTGGCGCCCTGGACGACTTTCTCGACTCCGTATTCGCCATTCTCTCGAGTCCAGCGCTCCACGAACGCTCGAGCGTTGTACGGGTCGAACCCCATTGCTCGAACGTCGTAATTCTGGTCTAGAATGTAGCGATCGAGATCCTCGTAGACTTCCATCATGTCGAGAACGGTTCCGTCCATGACTTGAAGGGAGCCCTCGTCGAGGAATTCCTGATACTTGCGTCGCAGTGATGCGGGGAGCATCAGGACGGATTTCTCGGAGACGTAGCACCGGGTCTTCACGCCAAAACGATCTCCGCTTAGGGGGAACAGGAACGTGAACGCCGTGAAGTCGTCGCCTCGGGATAGGTCGCAGCCCATAGCGCAAGGCAACTGCCAGAAATCCTGCTTCCTATGCGGAATCGTCTCGTCATAGGTGAAGAAGTACGTGTATCCCTCCATGGGAAGACCGAACCTCTTAGCCAGGATATCGTTCCTAACCGAGGGAACGTTCTCGGCGCGCTCAACGTCTCGAGCATATGTGTCATAAGTAACGGTCATGCCGAGGTTCGGCTGAGCCTTCTGCCACGTTTCCGGATTTCCGACTTCTTTGACGTCGTCAAGGCGGTAATAGAATATGGAAGTGTGCTCGTCTCGGTATTCCCCTTTAAGGATTTTGAGGAGCTCCATCTTGATGTCGTCACCGCTGGCGTTTCGGACCGTGCCCTCGGAGGAGACGGCCACAATAAGCCAGTCGTTGACCTTGGATGCTCCCTGTTCGAGAGCCCCGACGACATCCTCTCGAATATCGCCGGAGAGCCACTCATCCACCGTGCAGAGCTTGGGTCGGAGCCCCTGAAGTTTGTCGATGGACATGGGGCGAACCTCGACTATGCTGTTCGTCATGAAGTTCTGGATTCCCTTCTTGGTGGAACAGAGCTTCTGACGATCGGCCTTGGAACCCGAGGTGTTTCGAATCTCGCCGTCAGTCAGGAACGAGAACAGCGGACCCTTGCTCCGAGTCATGGCGGTTCGAAGAGGCTGCATGACCTCCTCGGCCTGTTTCATGGTCGGGGCGGTAGTGATCTGCGTGGTCGTGGTGGTATCGATTGTGAGAAAATACGCTTGCAGCAGCGTCTCGTACAGAGACTTGGCTCCGCCTCGAGCAACGATAATGTATTGCTTGTTGATGAGGCGCTGTTTGACTTTGCGTTTCTCGAAATGCCCTCCGCGGCCATTCTTGTTCTGGACGAAGACCGAGCGCTCGACGAAATACCACCATCCGAAGATCTCCTCGGCCCATAGCTTGAACGAGTCCAGAAGAACCAAATCCTGACCGTCGGTGAGTGTCATCTCCGATTCGCAGAAACGGATGAAACCCTCGACCGCAAGATCGTCATAGTAGAAACTAGGATTACGAACACGGTCATCTATCCGATTCATCTCCAGTTCGATTTCGTGACATACCGGGATCCCACCCGACAGGACTCTCGCACGGAACTCAGCATAATAACGCGGTGTTGCGGTATTACTGAGCATCTAGAAGCTCAGCTCCGCTTTTTTCGCTTCTTGGACGCCTTGGCTCCTGCAGATACGGCGCTGTCGAGATAATTGGTAGCGTACTTCGTGCCGACGTTACGGATGGCGCTCACGGCGATGTCGCCCGGAAGCGAGGCGAGCTGCTTCTTGAGACGACTGCGCTGAGAGGGCTTAGGACCATACGCCTGATTGTACTGGCGCTCTAGGTTAGCACGGTTCACAAGACGCTGAAGCTCGGCGTCGGACAGAGATGACGCCTTACGAGCCTCCTGCTTCTTGGGACCCGTCTGGCTCGAGCCGGTGATCTTGCGAGAACGGCGGATCCCCCACTTCATGCCCTTAACGCCGTGATGCGCAAGGACATCCTCGGGGCGAGAGATGGAGCTACTCATGAGAATTCTTTCTCCTGGTTGATGCGCCACTGCAATTCGGTGATACGCTTCTGAAATGCCTCGGTGACGTACGAGTTGTTCGGAGGGTCGAAGTCGAGTCGAACGCGTGCGTAGATCAGCGACTTGACCGCCTCGATTTTGAACTCGTCCTCGCCGAGCCATTCGCCCCACGTTGAGGTCGGCCCGGTGATGTGAAAACGAGGCAGGCCGAGCTGGGCTGACTCGAAGATCGCCGAGTTGATATGCGAGACAAGCTCGTCGTCGAATGCCGTATACGACGCCTCGAGGCCGAGCATCTTCTTGACGGTCTGGAGAATCGACCCATCAGCCATTAGCGTGAAGCCTTCTTGAGGGGGAAGCGCGGCTTTCCCTTCACGCTCTTGGAGGAGAGCTTCTTGCGCTTGGACTTGGCCGAGAGGTTCTGCTCCGACTCGCCTTCTTCGTCCTCCTCAGGCTCATCCGCATCAGTCCTGATCTTCGTCGGGTTCTTCTGGAGAGCCTGGAGGAGCATCTGACGACGGGAAAGCTTCTTCTTGGGCTCCTTCTCGTCGTCGGCCTTAGCATCCTCTTCCGCCGAAATGCGCTTCTTCTTGCGAAGGAGCTGTGCAGCGGAAGGCTTTGTGCTGTAGTGGAACAGCTCGTCCTTATAACGGGTCACTTGCCTCGTGCCGCCTTTCTTGCTTCTCGAGCGGCGGCCTTCTCGGCGCGGATCCGCTCCCGTTCTTTCTTCTTACGCTCCCGTTCGACCTTGGCGTCGTGCTGTTTCTTCGCATTGGCGGCACCTCGCTGGACTCCGGCCATTTTGGCGAAGTATGAGACGGATGCCTTGGCGAATCGACCTTGGGTTTCCGATCGAAGTGCAGCCCGCTTGTCGGCGATGATCTGCGCCGTGGACTTCGAGCCGATGGTCTGCTGGCCGACCTTCTGGTAGGTTTTGCGTTGACCCCACTTCATTCCCGGAACGCCGTAGTGGAAGAGCTCGTCTCGATAGTTGTTCACCATAGCTTGGTGTCGCCCTCTCGACGTTCGATCAGCTCGCCCTCTCGAGCGAAGCCGTAGTGTATAGCATTGTGCGTATCGTGACATACAGTGATGAGATACTCCGGATCGAGCACCGCAGGGTTGAAGTTCATGAGATCCTCTGGCTTCATCGGATTCATATGATGAACGAGAAGCTTCCCTTGTATCTCCATCCCCTCGATACCCAGATCTCGACCCAAGTCTCGAGCGATCGTGATGTCCCGCGATCTCTTCCACTCTGGCGAGTGATAGAACCTCTGGTTCAGGTAACGCCACTCGCCGAATGTGCGTGCGTATGGATCCGAGAAAGTCTGCAAGTAGCGCAGTCTAGAGTCCCAATCGGGAAGCTCGATCAGTTCAGAGTACGTCCTCACCGACACCACCGCCGGAATAAGCGCGGAACGCTCTAAGCACCTCTGCGTACGCCTCTTCGCCTCTAGCGGAAGCCTCGAGTGCTTCGGCTTTGGCCTTGAGCATTTTGTTCTCGGCGCGGAGTCGCTCCTGTTCGAGCTTCTCACGACTTGTGCCGAGTTTGAGATAGTGAATCACCACCGACGGAGGTGCCGTACCCTCCGCCAGCATCATCTCAGCCCTCGTGGTTGCCAGGGAGATTAGGCGATCCTCGGCCTCCTCTGGCGAACGGGGCGGCCTCTTCGGTACTTCGATGGGCTTTGCCTTGCGCGGCATTGAGTTTCACCCCTGAGACGATATGTTGCGGTGGAGTTCGACCGAGATTCAGGTCAGACCACGCGACTCAAGCAACCCCTCCCGACGCGGAAAGGAACACACAAGAAAACGCGTCAGGTGCGAATCGCGTGGCCTGGTCCGAATCCCGACCGAAAATACCCCTCCGGGTCAAATATGAGGTGGGCGACCGAAGCCCGGGGGGTGTCGATGGTGCGACCCCTCTCCCCCCGTTCAGCTGAAAATAGAAATAGAAAGATTCGAACTTTCAGCTTTCTCTCGATTCAACCTTTTTGTAGTTTCCAGTCAAGTCGAGCTCGATGATCTCGTCGATCGCTTGATTCGTTGCAAGAACTTCATCAGCTTCAGACAGTTCGTCGCTAGTCCATGCCACCCTACCCAGGTAGGAGGTGGTGTGGTACCCATGCGCCTCGTCCCACTCATACCATTGGTGGAACGAATCGAACGGATCGTAAGGGTTGTCCAGTGTAGTAAGCCTGGCAGCCTGCATGGTAGGGGTGCACCACCTATGTTGCGATAGTGTGTACGAACAGGTGTACACAGGGCCCCTGCAGAGACTACCCTTGTGCAGTAGACGCTGTAGAGGCCCTGTGCGGAAGGCCTTCTCAGAGACTCTGTATAGAGTGAAGGCCGGAGTGAGCTTCTCTGCAGAATCAGAAAACAACGGAACGCAAGCTCAGAGAAGCTTCGTATGCAGAGTCCTGTGGCTAGACCACTGTAGCAGTACCGGAAAGATACTCTCGAACTCTAGCAGGACTGATCCCCAGGGCATCGGCGATCTCAGCGACGGTCGAACCGTTCTTCCTGTAAATAGAAATGCGATTCGCCTGGCGCCTTGTGAGGGGCTGGGTCTGCTTGGGCATAGCCAAAGATTTGAGATGATCCAAATCTGCGCTTTCGAGAATTTGATCAATCATTGACTGCGACACAGCACCCTCCTGGATGGCCCGGTACTGGAGGGGGGTGGGGCGGATACGGGTGGCGTTTCTATCGTACCCCAGTCTTTGACGGGCGGTCTTTAATGCCATGGCCGTTACTTTAGCCCGGTCCTTATAAGACATGTCGGGATTTGAACGCACCTTGGCATCGACCACGCCGTTGGCAATAACCTGGGCCTGTCTCTCCAGAGGCTTCGCTTTACGGGCCACATTTATCTGGGCCTTGAGTTCAGCCACCTCTCGAGAATAACGCCGGGCAGCCTGGGGATTCTTCTTGACCCGGGGCTGTGACACGGCTGCCTTCCTCGCTTTGTTGGCCAGGGCCTTGAGCGAGTTGGCGTGCTCGGCGTACAGGTTCTCCATCCGGGTTCCCGAAGACAAGGAGTAGGCGTCATCGGTTAGAGCCATACGTGGGGCTTTCTCGGTGCGCATCACCTTCTTGCCCCGGGAATCGATATAGCTCTCTCCGGTTTCGACCCACACCTTCTTGCCGGTCTTCGGATCAATACCCCCACCCTCTCGAGCAGAGCGGGCCCTGCGCTTGAATATGCGCTTCTCGCCGCTGGCCCTCGAGATGAGAGTGGATGCTCCACCGGATTGATACTTCTTCTTGAGGGCGGAGATGCCGTTGTCACGCTCGGACTGCTTGTAGTTGAGTTGGTGCTTCTCCGCGTCGATAACGACCATGGAGTGACGAACAGCCCGGGCCAGTTCCTGCTCACTGGCGCCCTTGATGGTCATGTCGGTGATAAGATTACTGATCTTACCCATCTGAGTCTGGGTGTCGGACATGACTTTCATCCCGTCGTACTTCGGGTACGCCCGTTTCGGATCGAAGCCCTCCAAACCCTTCAACGGCTTGGTGGCCTTGATCCTGGTCTTGCCTCGATGCGGGATGACCACCACGCTATCCCCGTCGAAGTCAGCGCCGCTGAGTCTCTCCGCAACGCTGGGGTGAATACCGACAGCGTCAGTTACCTGCCCGAGGGTGCGACGAGCCTTCTTGTTACGGTTGTTGACGACGAGCTGGGGGATCTCGAAAGTACCCCCATGCGGATAACGAACGAGCGATACAACCTCGCCGTCCCGATAGTTCGGTGCGTAGATCTCGTTCTTCTTCATGTGGGGAAGAGGGAGAATGACCTGCGAACTCTGGCCGGGAAGGGCCTTGGCCTTGAGGTGGACGGACGCCGAGTCGCAATCATCGGCCAACGAAATGAGCAGCTTCTTTCGAAGGCTCGGGTTCGTCAGCTTCATGATATCGTCATACTGCTTCTGCTTCGACTCCCGCACTTTGGCGAGCTGCTTCTTGGCGAGAACGGGGGACTGCTTCGAAAGGAACTGGGAAGCGAGAGACTGGCTCCACTTGTCCCAGGTCCCTTCGTCGTTGACGATGTTGATCGCCGACAGCTTCTGCTTGCCGTCCTTGCCCTTGTAGTACAGCTGCTTGCGGATGGTGGCGCCGAACGGATTGTCGGGATCCTTCTTCATCGGCTTCAGGACGGTGTTGTCCTTAGGACCGAGCTTCGGCGTGCCCTTCTTCTTGTTCGTGTTGAAGACGACGTCCACGCCTTTAGGCAGGTCGTCGCTGTACATGGCCATCCCTTTGAGGTAATGGGTGCCGTCCACAGCGATTCGAACCTGGGCGTAGGTGCTGTTGCCGAGTGAGAGGTCCTTCACCCCGCGGCGAATCTGAATGACGCCGTCCATGTCCGTGCCTCCGTCCTCATCGTAGCGAACTTTGATCCGCTTGGACGAAATGGACGAGGGCTTCTTGATCCCGGTGGTGAATGCGCCATCCAGATCCGCGGCGATTCCCGGAGTCCGGATCTTGTCACGGTTGGCCATCAGGTCGGAGCGCTTCGTTCCCGGAGGCGAGAGAACCTTGAGCGTGGTGAACTTATCGCTCCCGGCCTGCTTGATGTAGACCTCGTTGGTGACATACCCGCGCTGCTTTAGGACCTCTACCGCCGTACGAAGAGTTGCATCAGAGCAGCCCATGTTGAGCTCAACACCGGCGCCGTACTCGATGTACTTGTGCTTTTTCGCCTGCTCCGCCAGGATGTCCGCAGTCCTGTTGACGTTGGACTTGATCTCGCGAGTATCCTTGGAGAGGAGGTTGCGAACGGAGGATTCGTTGATCCCCATCTTCTCGGCGATGACCGTGTTCGGAAGTCCGGCCTGCTTCATGCGGACAGCTCGCGAAACGTCTCCCGCCCGCTTCTCCTCGCCGAGGTGCATCCCGATGGCTCGGAACTCGGTTGTGGACATTCCCCAGCCTCGAGCAATTTCAGTATCGCTCAATCCCTGGTCGCGAAGGCGCTGTCTCTCGGCGAAGAAGCCTTTAGCGCTCTGGTAGGGATCCTTGCCCGAACCCCATGGGTACCGTCCGGAATGGCGGGGGGTGCCGTAGTGAACGAGAATATCGTCCGGAAGCATTGAACCTCCTGCTCTAGCCCTCAGGCATCTTCGAGCTTGATGTCTTCGATAAGTTTGTTGAAATGAACGATCTTGTCGATGATATGCCCGAGCTCGTCGACATCGGGCTCTTCGATCAACACCTCGTCGTTCTGGTAGATCCGCAGCTCCGCCGAAATATCGCCAGGACGGACGTCGTACTCCAGGCAGAAGATTGCCGCATAGATCTTGAGCTGGGTCATGCTGACCGGGGTCGTTCCCGTCTTCAGATCGTGGATCCTGAGAAATCGAGAACCTTCGTAGAAGCGGATGGCGTCAGCAGTCCCGTAGACGTTCGGCGAATAGTAGAGAACTTGCTCGGGGGTCATGCGATACCCGATAGCGTCGTTCACGTAGGCGTTGAACGTCACCTTGTTGCGGGGCATGCGCATGCCGAGGCGAATGTGCTCGGCGGCCATCGCATGGAGGCGAGTTCCGATGGCTGCGGCCCGGGCCGTGCGGTAGGACTCGATCAACTTGGCATCGTCGTAGTTCACCCAGTGATACTTGCTGGCGCTCAGAAACGCGTGTGCGCCCTCAAGCCTCGAGTGATCGTTGAACTTCATCTAAGATGTGCTCCTTGTTGGACGGATCGATGAACGCGGCGTAGGCCATGTCGTTCATCTTGGATACATACCAATCCTGGTTCGGGCGGTGCTTGGCCTTGGGGGAGGCCTTCACCTCGAGGGCGGCCCATCGGTCTCGATGGAGAACGAGGAGATCAGGAACACCCTGCTTGTAGTTCGGGTCGTTCTTCAAAACCATACTGCCCGGAAGCCGGTTCTTGATCTCCTTGATGAGCTTGGCCTGAAAGTCTCGTTCGAGCATGATGACTCCGGTAAAATCGATAGGAGATGTACCTCCTTCATTATAATGCATGTTGAGCGGGCGATATGGTGGGTATGGAAGATCCTGGATCGGGAAGGGTCGAATCGCGTAAGAGCCGGACATGTTACAGATGTTACTGGTGTTAAAACTGTGGCGTAACCTGTAACTGGTGTGACTATTTGTGACTGGTGTGACAGGAGTAAACGTTTCAAGCCAAAAGCAGGTTTTTTCCTATACCTCTATAAATTTCTATATTTCTCTCTCTCTTTTTATTATTTATTCTCTAAGTAGTAAGAAGTAAGGATTTGGCTTCTAGGGGGTACAAAACCGCATGATTCCAACGAAAAGTCCAGAAGCCAAATCTGAAATCGCAGCCACAAATCGTGCTGGAAGCCGAAAAAACTGTCGAGCCAACCGTGTCGAGTGGTGGCTGCTACCCTCCATAGCCATTTTCGTTCGGCTATGGAGGGTAGCAGCCATTTTTGCTTGTGGCTGCTCAGGCCCGGCTAAGGGCCCAAGATTTCTCGTTGAAGACCTCCTTTCGCCCCTGAGCACGTCGGATCGCGAGATCTATGTCGCTCTGCGTGTACAGAAACCAGTACCTCAAGTTCGTGTACGGGGTGTTCATTCGGTCGATCCGCCCCATGCACTGCTGCGTCTGCCGCCAGGAATACGACAGGCTGAAGAAGATCATGCAGTCCGTCGTCACGCAATTCCACCCCTCGGCACCAGAGGCGTAGTTCACCAAGTACACCCACGACTCCCCCTCCGGCAAGGCCTCGTGCTTGTGGCCGTTGTACTCCCTCACAGATACCCCTGAGAGGCCGTGTAAGCCACGTAGAAGCTCTAACTCGTAGTCGAAGGAGTAGAATACGATCACTCGCTTAAAACGCCTCAGAATGGCTCTCACGCGTTCCATACGAGCCTCGTTGTCGTTCACCATGCGCCTAGCGGCATAGCACAGTGCTCCAGCATCCTCGATGGGCTCCATCTTCCAAGGATCGAAACGGTCCCTCATCAAGGTCTTGAACGCCATTTTGTCATAAGGTACATCCACCCACTCGACGATTCGGCGCGTGTGGCGCTTATCGGGCATTGAAACAGTCACGAGTCGCTTGAAATCCTGGAGTTTACTCTGGTTGTGCCAACGTTTCACCTTAGGGTACTTCGCGAAACGGTCCCACTCGACGTGCTGCTCCACGAAATCGGTCTTGTTGCGGTAGAACCCGTGCGCGAGAAACACATTCAGGTAGTCCATCCAGTCATCCCCGGGCGTAGCGCTCAGGAGGATCCAGCGGTTCTGGCGGGCTATCTTCACGAACGCCCTCCCCCAAGCACCTTGACCACCCCCACGAGCCTCGTCGAAGACGAAGAACGCATTCCTCACGCCCTTGTACTTGGCTATGTTGTTCCAGGAGTCTATGACGACCCTGTACCCCCTCTCTTCAAGACCCATGCGAACGACCTCATCGTGCCATTCGCGGTCATTCCTCTTCTTGGCCGTGCAAATTATATAAACCATGACGGGTGCCCCGGAGGGCGAAGTGGACCGGTGGGTCTCATACGACTCGACGATATACGCCAGAGCCGTGAGAGACTTCCCGGAGCCCACTCCGCCCTTCAGGATGCACCCGTCGGTCATCTTCTGCAAGGCCTCTTGCTGGTGACTCCAGAGGATCACGCCCATGAGTCCAGTTCAAGAGCCATCTGCGTCCAAGCCTCCTTTCGTTCGGCCCAGGATTGCCGCACGCCGTCCGAACGGGAGCGTACGGCTAGATTCTCCAGGCGATTATCCCGCTTGTCGCCATTGATGTGATATACGTGCTCGTCGGGGCTCAGAGGGCCTCTGAAAGCCTCCCATACCACGCGATGCAAGTAGTACGTCCTACTCCCGCTCAAGGTGGGGAGATTGACCACTAGATAACCGTTGTCCTTCTCGAAGGTCCGGTAGTAGTATCGACCATTCCGAGTGCGACAGACACCGCCGACAGACACCTCGACGCGGTTTCCATCGCCCACGGGAGCCCAAACACGGCCACTCAACTCGCTGTCACGATCACTGAGGCATCGGTGCAGCGCTCGAAGACGTGCTTGCCCTTCTCGAACAGCTGCGTCCCGATGACCGAGACGCCTTTCGGATCCCAGATCGTCAAGACGTACCGGTCGATATCGGAGCACCAACCCCAGCTCCAGGTGACGTGGTCCCAGCACAGGCGCCCGGTCGGTCGGTGCACGATGACCGTCTCGTCGATCGCCCCGCTCAGGTACTCGTCAACCGAAAATGTATTCATCCCACTCACTGACTGCTCCAATCGCCTTAGCCGCTTCGTACTTGCGCTTCTCGGGGGTCTTCTCGAAACTCGCCGCCGAGTACCCCAGTGCTTTGGCAAGGCCTATGCCTCGCGTGTAGATCATGGCGTCGTCGAGATTCATGATCCGTATGTTCTCGAGAGTGAGTGGGCCGTCGGGATCGTCCAGGACAACCCTCTCCCTCTTATCCAGTGGACGGATCCAGGCGTCCGCCATGAGTCTGGCAACGCCGACGTGGACCCGTCTTCCGTTTTTGCACAGAGTGACATAAGGCGTCTTCCGACTCTGACCGGTGATCCCCCACTTGTATTTGAACCCGTCGGAGATCTTACGGACCTCCCCGTCAAGACTCACACAATGGGTGAACCACTCGTGGCATTGCCGGTAGTCATCAGTCATGGTCCACGGCCCGAGCTTGGCTCGCTTGACCTTGTGGGGTGACGTGACGAATAGATTCGACAGACGACAGTCCTCAACGTCTCCGTTCAAGGATTTGACGAATTTGCCGCGCGGAAGCTTCTCGTCGTGGAATGTCTCCCACACGATTCGTCGCAGAGGAACTGTGCGCCAGGCCTTGCCCCCCGCGGGAGTCTTAGCGCCTATGGGGTGCAGAGTCACGCATGGCTCAGCGGTTGTGGCGCGATTGCGAATCCGCATCGGGTGGTTACGAGGAGTCTTGTCCGAGGCTCGTCGGATGTTTCCGAGATCGCTCACCTCGGTATTCTCGTAGTACGTGGACTCGATCCACCTCTCAGTCATCCGAGAGCTCCGCGTGGTAGTGGTAGACGGTACGGTCGAGCTCGTAGCGCTTGTTGACCAGGCGAGGTCGGTGCAGACGGTGCTTGCGGAGCATGAGGTCCAGGAGCTTCTGAACGCTGTGCTCGCGCTCCTGCCAGTGTCGAGTCTCGGTGTGCAAGTCACCGTTGTGATCAGTGTGAGTCAAGTGAAATACGATGGTCTTCATCAGCGTGCTTCTTCCGTACGGTCGTGCTTCCAGACGGCCTTGATCTCGTCATCGGTCTCGGTGATGGTCCATCGCTTATCGCTGTAATGGACCACGTCTTCTATGATGTCTCCTTCGAGGAACATGTTCGGATACGTCACCGGGATGCACCACTCGCCGTCCAGGACGATCACCGGACCGGTGATCTCGTCCACAATATCGGGTGCGTCCTTGACGCAGGTGCGGAGAATCATGAGATCTTCCAATCGAGATTGTGGAGAAGTGTCTGGAGCTCCTCCTGGGCGGTGATCAGAGCCGGAGTAACAGGGAGCGACTTCAACTCCTCGAGATACGCGTGGGCTGTGCGATAGTCGTTGCGCAGGAACGTCCGGTCCTCGTTCCAGGGATCGACGTACAGCCTCCAGAAGCGGGCTGTGATGCGAGTCCACTCGACGATAACGCGAATGCGGTCCATCTCAGATCGTCTCCCTCAGGGTCTTCTTCAAAGTGGTGCGGATGGAGCTCCAGACATCCCTGGTCTGGAACACGAGCGCGAGAATGTCCGAGACGTCGGTGTCTTCTACGAGAAGCGGAAGGTTCTGAGCGTCCTCCTCAAGGCTGTCGAGGGCCCTGATGTGGTTCTTGCACTCCATGGAGTCTCGAGCCATCTTCGAGATCACGTCGTGTGTGAAATGAGCGGTGTTGATTGTGGCCGACCAATACGAACTCATTCGCTGGGCCTGGGATATCGAGTACTGGACCCGCTCGAGAATCTCGTCGTAAGTCATTGTGTGTTCCAATCTTTGTAGTAATACAAAAGTGTGTTTCCGCGTGAACCCGGGGGCCCAATGTCTCCAGAGGACCCCCGGGTTCGAGAGCCGTCTCAGACGACGCTCGAGAACAGCGAGTAGAACGCGTCGTCGCTGATGGTCACGACGTCACGAGATCCGATGTGCACAGTCCACATGCCGTTCTGCTTCTCGGCCTTCACGACCGCCCCCGCTCTAGTCCGATAGTACCCGGCGAGATTCTTGGTCGATGGGTACCGCATCAGTGCCCCTCGACTTTTTCGATCTCCCGGTCAAGATACCACCGAGCCTTCTCCAGATCCTCGACGTGCTTGTCGGGATCCTTTCGTCCCGCACGGCAGACGTACTTCACGACGTTGCCCGCGCAGAATGAAAGATGCTCAGTGATGTCGATCACCTCGGCGCCGTTGCTCCAGCCACTAGCATAATGCGGAGGACGCGAGACGCTATCCGAGTTCTCAAGAATCTTGATACTGTCGTCCTCGACCTCGTACTTGTACTTCGACTTGTCGTAGATCGCATAGGGCTGCCCCACGGGATGCACTGTAAGTCGAGAATCGGAGGAGTAGACGATACTCTCGAGTTCCTCTGCGGGGTAGAGCCAGTACTCGTCATCCCCGACGAAGAGATACCATCTCGTCGGCTCATAGGTCAAATGCTCGTACTGCACCTCATTCGGCGGATTAATCCGTCTGGCTGTGACCGCAGACCAGAAAACCCTGCCATCCCCAACGTCCTTCTTGTAGATCATCAGCGACACGCCTTCTGGACGATCGGGATATCGGAAGTGAGCATTGGTTCGTTCCTTTCAGTCGATGAAGTATGCGGTCGTCAGTGCAGGAGTGGCTCGTAAAGAGTCCAGAGCTGTCCCTCGGTCAGGAGCTCGAACCTGCTGGTAGTTCTCTTCGGTGATCTTGACGGCCTCGCATATGACGCGGCGAGGATTGAAGAGCTCGACCTCGAGATCCATCAGAACGGCACCTCCTCTTCTTCAGGAGCAGGCGGGTTGTAAATCGCA